CAAACAAGTGTACTCCGCGCCACCTCCAAGCGTTTTTCCAACTTATAGACTTTTGGACACCCCTGATTGCTAATTAAACATTTTGTACCATGTCTCCGGCGTCACTTTGCCTGTTGCCGCAAGCCCGTTTCTGCGCTGAAACTCTTCTACCGCATCTTCTGTCTTGCCTCCAAAGCTAGCGTCCATGGAATCTTTATAGAATCCCTTTGCCACCAAAACAAACTGCGCAAGATAAGGCAAGGTTCCGCTTGCACCCTTCTGAATCACCGCATCTTCAGCAGCCTTCAGGCAAGAATCATAGAAATTCTCGTTACTGGGAGTAAGGTTGTGACCAAATTTGCGGTTTACTACATCTTTCCAGACGCACAACGCAGCGGCTCTGGATTTCGGGCCGTAGGAACCGTCAACTTCCAGCTTTGCGCCTTTTTCAGTCTCCAAAAGCGCGCCATAGTTGCTGTTAAGCCACCTCTGGCCTTTGCTGATTTTATCCCTCTGTGTTTCTGTTAATGTAACCTCCACATTTGTTTCCGGTTTTATATCAGCCGAATTGTTGCTCCCGGAATACTTTCCATCCGTCAGATTTATTGCTGTATGATGGAAGGGATACAGGGGGATGTCGCCTCGCAGAAGATAAGCGTCACTGGTAAGATATTTCTTGTCAGTCAGTTTTTCAAATCCAGCCTTCTTTAGAATACTTCCCTGATTTCCTGTGTAACCGTTCTGATCAATAGCCTTTAACTTTTCATTGTTCAGCAGATAACCGACCGCTTTACAAATAGACAACACGCCGGACGAACAATCCTGCTCACAATTTTTGGTAATTTTAGACGGGTCATAACCGTTTTTCTTAAGTTCATCCCAAAACGTCCAACGCTGCCCCTGGTCGTATCCAATGCAATTATTTTTTGCTGCCTTCTCTGCCAGTTCCGCAATTTTCTCTCTAACTTTATTGTCAGGGTGTCGATATACTTCTTCCCATGGGCGATTATACCAATCAATAATATCCCACTCGCCACCAGTCTGATCGCCAGCTTTACCGCCTTTATATCTATTGTTTTCATCATGACCGCTATTTGCTATCACTTAATCCACCACCTGTCTTTTTGGGTTTATGGTTCAAATCAAAGTTAGCCTTCATGGCTTCAAGCCTTGCCACAAACAACTCACGCTGCTTCTGTAATTCAGTTTCAGTCATAGATTTGTTAGCATCTTCAAGCTTCTCAAGCATCGGCTCTTTGACAAATTCTGACTTGGCTTTTTTGCCAGCCAAGCAATGCTCGACCGCCACAGCGACCGCAGATAGAACGTAACTACCGCAAAACTGCCACGCCAAACGGTCAAGAGTTTTAAGTTTTATCTTGTATGCTTCCCCATATGCATTTAAAACCTTGGGCGTAGAATGCATGAAATCACTCTTGGTCATGCCCATAGCAATGTAATGGGGAAGCCAATATTCGTATACTAATTCTTTGTAAGGCTTGCGCCTTTCTTCTTGTGATCCTGAGGCACCTTGGGTGCTTTTTTCTCCGTTTCTTCCGTTCCGTTCTGAAGCATCTTGCGCATTCCGGTCAGTTCGAAAAAACCATCATCCTCCATGCACTCAATCATCTCGTTCATCACAGCGTAGAAGTTGCCTTTTTCATCGTCTTTGTGCTCGACAAGGTACTGTCTCACCAGCGCTTTTGCGTCTTTCATCCCCTTTACGGTGCCGTCACCATTAGAGCCATGATGCTCCAAAAGACCTGCATAAAACATGGTCATGGCAACAACCGGCACGTTGGAAATCGTGGAAATTACATTTCTCACCTTTTCGTTTGCGTCCGGCCCATCTTCCGCTTTTGCCTGCCCAACGCCAACCATCAAACTGGTAATCTTTTCAGTGCACTCGTTATAAAGAGATGCTTCGATGGAAAATTCAAATGTGTAGTCTCTGCCACCAATAGTTAATACCTTCATATTCTTTTACCTTTCCCTTCCGTCATGGAATATTAATGCAAGGAAAGGGCGGCCCGAAGACCGCCCTGTTTTGCTAATTACTTAATTACTCTTCTTCAACTACCGCTGTACTGAGGTCAATATCTACTCTCTCGGACAGTCCGATGTACTCATTAACGGTACAGTTAATGGCCATTGTCAATAAGCCGTTCTGGCCCATAGCTGGCATAGGCAGTACGTTGGGCACTGTCACGACAACAAACCACTGCGTTTCCAGACCGGGAACATTTATACAAACGCAAATAGTCTTGCCCAGAATTGCAGTCCATTCCGCAACTGTATCAGGGGTCACGTTGATAGTGATAGGAATAGAATCTGTTACGGTACTTCTGCCCGGAACATACTTGGTAATAAGGTCTTCCAGTGCAGAAGAATCAATCGCCTCAGGCGAAACGTCAGCCTCGCCAATCTCATTGATTCTGGTCAACTGAGTATAGCTGGCGGCCTCTGTTACCTTTTTATGGTCTGCCGATTCAGCCTGCCACACAGTAATTCCCAATGTAGATAATCCTGATATCGCCATTTTCTTTTTACCTCCTAAAAATGCATAAAAAAATAAGAGCATTACTGCTCTTAACTACAAAACATCACCTGCGCCAATAACGCGCTTAAACCTTGCCGCACTACGGTAGACCCCATCTGCATCTCGCTCAAATTCCGGCATGGACGCAATCTGAAACCTCATAGATTTCATTATGCGCACTAAATCGCCCATTACCTCTCTCGCCCGAGACTGAGACTGATTGTCGTAAACATCAATTTGAAATGTAAACATTCCTGCATTGATTGTCGAACCTTCAAGGTCTGCGCCTTGTTCTATTGACGCAAGCTGGTGAACATAAACAAAGGGAAAAGTTGGATCCTTATTATTTTTGTTCACAGTCGAAAAGTTGTTGCCGGTCATGCCATGTTTTGACATCAGCTTTGGAGAGAAATCCGCTTTGATTCGGCTAAATACAAGCGAGGGCACAAGCATTATCCAATTATTCATCAGCGAAATACCTCCTTTGCGGTCTGCTCAACAAGCAACTTTAATTCCAGAAAAGTTTCATACATATACGGCCTGGCTGGCATACCTTGGGTAAAATACCACTGACCATCTCGTGGGTAAAACCATCCGTATTGTCCGGGCTTTAGCTCAAATATCGTGGGTCCTGAATTGTATTCCCAATCAACTCCCGGTGGGAATGGATAAGGATACGGTTCCTCTTCTCCACGCTGACCCGTTCCGAATTCAACAAAAAGGGCGTGCGAAGAACTAACCACAACTGCAAAGACAGCTAAGCTCTGTCCACTGTGTAAATGCTCCGTGTGGACACTGGATAACAGTTCTCCGGTAAACACAGCGTTCAGTTCCGCAATCTGCGTCTTGGCAATCTTTACACCCTTGTCAGCAAGCCTTTGTGCCAAGAGATTTGCTTTATTGGGCAAATCGTTTCGATATGCGGTCAAATCCTGCTTTAAGCGCTGAATACTAGATGGCGACAAAATATCGACCTTGAATTTCTTTTTGGCCAATTACTTCACCATCCGTTTCAGGGCATACGCACAAATGTTGAGCGAAGGGCTTTTCTTTACAATTCTGTAATCTGCACTGTGCTCATTAACCGTGCCGTCATCATTGTATTGTGGCTCTGTATTATGCCAAATAAGGCTTGTTTCAGTAACCGGAATAGAATCCTTGTCCATTACAAGAATCGCCTCGTAATCAGCCATATTCAGTCCATAAGGGGCAAGCTCAACGTCACTGCCACTCGTGGCTATATTTCCCTCAAAAGGGACCGGGGCAAAATACGGATATTTAGGCTCACCGTTCTCTATTGGGTATTTAACACCATCTTCCCCCTCGTAATAGTCATACACCGGGACACGCTCTGGGGATTGCAGCGCATACCACAGTTTCTGCTTATTCTTTTTTAACGTTCTCACTGCTCGGTTCGATGCTTTTGATATTAAACAAAACGCAGCTAATACCGGCAACAGCGGTCGCACTCAAGACCATGCTCCAATTGATATCCCCCATGTACACACCAGAACCAGTAATAACACCAAAAGCTGTCTCAGCCATGGTCTTTACGGTTCTAAGTGCCACATCAATAAGCCACTGTTTAAATTTATCATTCATGGCATTTACCTCCACAGACCCTACACTTCTCCACAAACTCATCAATTCTATGATGAGCACTTTTTGTGGACTCTTCCAGTTTTATAATCTTGTCATTATGTTGCTGTATCTCGGTACGAACATCTGAAAGGTCTTTCCGGACGTCTTTGATTGAATCAGCAATGTTGTCCAACTTGAAGTTTATCCTTGTGTTTTCTTTCACACGTTCTTCAATCTCCTTGGTGTCTGTACGTTTGTTACTCTTGGAGCTAAAAACAATCGAACAGACAACAGAAACAATGCTAACAATCACCGCAGCTAAACTAATTACAATCTCTGGCCTAATTGTCATTCTTCCACCTCGCATATTTATTACTCCGCCACCCTCCACCATTACTACGGAGCGCCCTGCGAATTATTCCAACCCACGCACAATCTTCTAAAGGATTGTTACATAATTTGGAAAACATGAAAGCAGGTCAAATGTAATCCATGCGCTTTGATAAGAGCGAGAAACACCATTTTCAAGATGAGACCTCTGCCCTTCTGCTCCAACTTTGGAATAGATGTCTACACAAGCCATGGCAAGAGATGTTTTTCCTCTTGACAAAACAGCCACAACGTCCCGCTCTTTAAAATGGGCAGGAAAATTGCATCCATTACTTGCATACTCAATTACAAAATCGACAATGGACGAGGGGAATACCGCTATTTTTTCGCCCGTCTCTTCCAAATACTGTTTTGCTTTTGTAGAGACATAGGCAGTCAATTCACTCATCCGCTCCATAAGACCACTTCTTTCTTTTACAGTCCTAATGCTTTTAGCAGATTCTTTTTGAGCTCAGCGCCACTCATGGTATCGCCAGACTCAATCCCTTTGCTTGCCGCAAGGGTCTTTAATTCCGCAATCGGCATTCGGTTGATATCAGTTTTTGTGTAAATACGCTCTTCCGGCTTTTTAACTTCCTCAACAGAAGGCGTTAAGGCGGGAAGCTTATCTCCCGCCTTGTACCATTTGCCGCCGATTTTCACGCTATGCGTTGCAATCATTTAATCACTCCTTAGGCAACCTTAATTACAGCAGTGCTGTCCATG